TGGGACTTCATTAACCTCATTAACCCACTTAGGGAACTTGGGAATAGATTCTTTTACTGTAAGAATATCTTCCTGCAAGGATTTAACATCCTCTTCGTAATACCTTACTTCAGGAAGTTTATTGAGTCTATTTTCAAGTTCACTTATCTGCTCATCGTAATATTTTATCTCTGGTATATCTGCAGCATTCTTATCTACTTCTTCTTTTAACTCACCAATTTGATTATATACTGCTTCTATTTCTGCATCGTATGTCTTTGGTTCTGGTATCTCAGGGATACTCTCCTTTATCTCCTCAACATATGATGTTAGTTGTTCTAATTGTTCATCATAATATTTTATTTCAGGTATTACTGGTATCTCAGGAATATCTTTTCTTACGTCATTTATCAGACGTACTAATTCTGTTAAATCTTGTGTCTCTACTTCTTCTTCTACAGAGCAAGGTGTAGTATCTTCCTTTTCTTCTTCTTCCTCCTCCTTCTCCTCAACGAGAAACTCATCAACTGAAGGTAAATTTTCTTCTTTTATTAAATCGTCTGCTGATGGAAGTTTACTCTTTTTGAGTAAATCATCAATTGACGGCAACTTATCCGACATTGTATGAGTAGCTTGTGTACTTTGGGATTCTTCTCCCTGATTTATTTAGAGTCTTTAGGTAGTTGAGATTTCAACATCTTTTGAAGTTCTGCTGTAGAACCAACAAATAATGCATTGTTTACAGTAGATGGTCCTTTTTGTTGCTTCTCTTCTTCTACATCCTTAAGTTTCTTCTGAAGATCCATCAATTTATCAGTAGCATCAGAGACACTCTTAATTAACTGCCCTGCCACTTCATATGCTCTAGGCATTTCGCTCTCTTGAGCAAGTTCAAGAATTCCGTTAATTGCTTCTTGTCCTTTTTCAATGATAGAGTATAAATTGCCTCTTGTGTATTCATAATCTTTTTCAACATCATTTTTAGTTAATCTGTCTGGTTTCTGAATACCAACAGGGGGTTTAACTTCATCTGCAGGAACCACACTTGATTCTACATTAAAAGCATCATCTAGACTAGTCATTTTCATGAGTAAGAACCATCAAATCCAAAGTCATCACCCAACTCTATAAGATCACTATCTTCTCTTGCAGTATAATCGATACCCTTAACACCAGTTCCTCTAACGTGTGCCTTAGCGATTGTACTATCTTCTCCTCTTCTAACATTCAGTTTGTTACCAGTAATCTTAGTAACATACATTTCCTCACCATCAACCTCAATGTATTTCTTAACAGTAATATTAGTTCCATCAGCAACATTAATAGTTAACGCAGATGCATCAATATCTTCTGAGAGAGTTGTGACAACATCATCTGTGTAATCTTTAAGTGCTCTAGGTTTAACTGCATAGGTAACATCCCTTTCAGTACTCTTAGAACCACCAGCAAGATAACGAACAGAAACAGACTTGACGATATCCTTGCTTGCAGAAGAAACTGGACCAAATAAGTATGTCTTAGCAGTAAATCTTAAAGTATACAAAAGAACTCTTCTAGAAGTATAATCCCCTTCATAATCATCCTGCATTGTAATATTTTCTAATACAACTGGAATATCTTTCTTTTCATTTATTGAAGAGAGAAGATTAACACTTAAATTATACGATGGTTGGAAATATGGTAATATCTGTTCTACAATCTGTAATGCATCATCGTTTAGTTTACACATAATTGCAAGTTCAAATTGCATATTATATGGAACTGGAGTATATACCTTCTTAATATCGGTTCCAGAATCTGGATCCTTTACAGTAATTTGTTGTGTAGTAGTAACCTTTCTTGCAGGATCATAAGTAAGTCCAGTAAATTCAAAAGACATCCTTGGTAAGGATATTGCAACTGCTTGACTTAAATTAGGTGCTTGCTCTAATCTTGCTAAAAACTTTTGAGTAGGTCCATATGCCAAAGGAACTTTTATAGTAGAATCTTCCTGCTTAACAGTAAGATCATTAAAAAGTGTACCAAAAGAAATAATAGTCTTTCTTAAAATTTCGTTATAAAAATATTCAAACATAGTTATAGACCTGACGTATTATTTAGGGAGTACCAAATGGGTTACCCTCAGAGAAGTCTAAAATAGCATCTGCTTGAATTTCAAACTCATCATTTTCACCAAAACCATCATCAAAATTAGTTAAATCAATTGTTATTATTCTCTGTACAGCACCAGAATTTGCTCCTGTAACACTCTCATTAGTCATAAATGTACCTGAGATATTACCAACCTCTAATTCATTTGTAACAGAACTGTGGGTTCTTACTCTTGCAGTAGCACCACTTACACTACCAGTAACAACCTCGTTAAATACGTAATTTCCAGTACCAGAACTTCCTGGTGAAGAAATAGTCATAGTTGGTGAGACTGTGTAACCAGCACCAGCATTAGTTATATGTATAGCAGAAATTGTACCTGCAGTACTTACAACTGCTGTTGCAGCAGCAGAGACTGTTGATAATCCACTGAATGAAATTGTAGGTGTAGTACTATAACCAGAACCTCCTGCAGTAATAGTAACAATACCAATTGTACCATTCTCCATCTTGGATGTGGCAGCAACTCCTGTTCCATCACCAAATACTTGAATATCAGGATTGCTAGTATATCCCATACCTGGATTAACCAGAGGAATACTATTAACTACCCTCTTTGCAGTATCATCAATAGCACCAGAACATACAGCAACTCCACCAAGTAGATAAGCAGTTGCTATACCAGTTACACCACCAGCAGGAGCAGAAGATATTGCTACTCTTGGAGCATAAGTATAACTATTACCCCTATTAGATAGACTAATATATTGAATACCACCATTAATAACTCCAGTAACCGCAGTTGCTTGTACAGAAGTACCAGCAAGAGTGAACTTCTGAGTTCCACCAGAACCAATGAGAACTTCTTCCCCATCAGCACCTTCGATTCCTTCTAGAGTATCATCAATTTCATCAACTCCAGTATCAATAACCTCGTCTTCGTAGCGGAAGAGTTCACAACGCAATTCATAAACATAAGTATTCTTAAGTTGATAGAATGGTTTCTCGTGCTCTACATACTTGATTTCAAATATACGATCTCCTAATGGGAAATATATCAAATCACCTTCTTTAGGTCTTGTAGATAATTTAACATTTGCCTCATTCTTCATCAAAGGAGAAATGTAAGTTTCAAACCTTTCTCTTGAAATGATTAGTGTAACTTCATTAGTTGCCTGAATACCAAATTTAGACAACATTGTTGGGTTGTCTCCATATCCATCAAAGTTATCAATATATGCTTCTATTGGATATGCATCATCAAACTTAGATGCAGTTACTTCTTTTAATATACTTTTCTCTTCAACATACTTTCTAGGCATATAGTGTACATCGACACCATACATTCTCAATTGCTCATTAATAAGCGATTGAACTAAACTTTGTTCTCCAGATGAACCCTGTTGGAAAAATGGGTTAAGTGCCATATTCTTAACCTATCATATCTAATGGTGGAAGTTCGTAAGAGTTAGACATCATTTCTCGAATCCTTTCGAGTTCTTTTTCAGCATCATCATACATTTGTCTTCCATTTAATTCGACCCCACCAGGAAGTTTTACTCCTGTGAATTTCATTAAGTTTTGACCCCACTGTCTCTTAACAAGAGCAGTTAGGTACATTTTTAAGAATGAATCATTCCAAACTCTTGTATAATCATTTGGATTCATTGCTCTATAACAATCCATAATTATAAAATCACCTTCAACAACATTACTCCAATCAATATCCATATACAATCTATCTTGTCTCTGATTAAATCTTATTTGTTTCTGCGTTGTTAATAAGAATTCAATATCTTCAAGGTATGTCTTAGTCATTGCATATGTCAACATCTCCATTGCTCCCCAGAAATATACATCATTCAGGAACATTTGATATTTAATACTAAACATACCACTTGACATGGAATTTGTTCCGTCAAAATGGAATATTTTTGTTACTCCAATAACCTCTGGAGGAACCTGTAGATAGTTACTAGTCTCCGTCCAACTAAATTCGGTAGTACCACCATCAATAGTTGCACTAGCAGTAGTAGT